TTTGACGATGAAGGCAATGATCTTCCAGATTCACCAACGATACAGTTTAGGAAGAAAGAACAAATTAGCAAAAACGTTAAAGACCAGTACAATACAACTGGATTCGCTAATAAAAATTTTAAGATAGGCCATTGCACTCTTAATTACGACTTTGAAGCGCCTCTTAAGGTTATGTGGATTAACGAACTAGACCAAAAAAAGTCTTACACAATTGATACTAACGGATCAATAAAATACACAAAAGAGTTGCAAAGCGACGTCAGTTTCCCAACTATCAACAGAGACGCATTAATCAAGGAGCTAGAGAGTGACAGGACAAAACTAAAAAGACTAAGGCGAAGAGTAAGGAAAGGCGAATACGACGATGTGCATACTTGGCTATACATACCCAATAAGATAGGGAAAGATGGACATATTAAGGAATCTCCTTTTAACAACGGGACTAATCAGCCTAGTGCAAGCTTGCCTATGGTTATATTTAGTGCACTTGAACACGACAGAACAGTAGGCGACCTTACTAACAACTCACTGCTAAAACTAAACGAAAAATTAGACAGATTTCAGAACAAGTTTGAAAATTTTCGAGCACAGATAAACAAAGAGCTAAAAACTAACCCATACAGGTCGTATCAGATAAAGCAAACAATTGCGGGTGAGAGTGTATGGGAACCCGCTCAGGTAAGAATAGGACAGGGAAATGCAGGCCAGAGGCGATTTGTGAGCCTTGACAAGCTAACAAAAAGCAACAACCAGGGAAGTCTTCAGCCAAGGCAGAGCGCACAGCAATTGTCAAAAAAGATCTCAGATATTCAAGAACGCATAGTGGGTAGAGTTAAAAAACTCGAAGATGAGGCTAGAGATTGGATAATTGAGCAATTAGAAGATTATCCAGGGGAGCATGTCTATGATAACGGAACTCGGATAACCGACCCCGCATTTAGAAGTACTTTTCTCAACGAAAGGTTTGGTGCTGGTGGTATAGAGCAGACCGAGGAGCGTATTAGCGAGTTGGGAGGCAGTAAACGCAAGACTGAGGATCCTGCTGGCAGAAGAGCTATTGAAAGCGGTTTTACTGAATTAATAGCGTTAAAAGAAAATGCTTTGAGACGTATTAAAGGAACCTTAGAGGACTGGGATGACTGCATTGCCGCCGCTGACAATCATTTTTTTGTTAAAGCTTTAGTAAAAGCAGAATCAGCGGCATACGAAACGATAAGCAAAATTGACCAAGTTAAGTTTTCAATTAAATCAAAATTGTTTAGACGCATATCTGGCCGTGAAAAAAAATATGGCGAGGAACCAGCGCCAAAAAAATATTCAAGAGGCGACAACGGGATACATGTGCGCCAAGCTTTCTTTAGGTTTTCCTACAAGAAAGGATCAGACAAGAGCTATACAGTACATCCAGTGCTTTTTTCTTTGCGCCAAGGTTCAGAAAGCGATGCGTACAATGATTTTAATTTTCTTTCCCCAAGTCGTGACAGGTATGCTTTTAAGCTCGAACCTGTCTATGACGTAGATTCTGAGCTTAGGTTAAGCGGCCAAAAAAAGATTGTTGTTTTAAACAGCAACGAAACAAGCAAGTCTACAAAAAACGCTGTTGACTCCGTAATTGTATGGTACAAAGGCTCAGAAATAGACATAGAGGAGAAAAAGAGACAGAACAAGCCATATCTTATAGAGCGTGGGCCTGAGCTTATAAATGAGTGGGACGTATTTTCGGTTAACACTGACACTCAAATTCAGTTTAGCCTTGAGAATGGCCCCGAAATGTCATTAACCGCTGTAACTGAACAACAGATCCAAAGTACCAAAGGAATCTACAACGACCTTTCAATGCTTGGATTAAGCATGTTTGCCGGTCAAAATGTTCAAGATTTGCGTAATGTGAGTGCATTTGTGGAGGAAGGTAAAACAAGTTATACAGTGGACGATTTTGACAGCCTACCCACTGCAAGCACAAGCTATGCCCCTGACATTTTTGTGGACACCGTCCTTGACAAACAAAATGGAATTGGCAAATACGCGCCAAAGTCTGTTTTAGATCAAGATAGCCTTAAGCTTGCAAAAAGATTCTGCCGACAAAATAATCTGCCTGGTCACTTTGAAGACAATGAGACGCCGACAAGCATTAGCTTGTTTATGGATTGTGTAATTGCTGATGACTCGTCTTGGCGCGAGTTCTGGGTAAGCAATGCTCCTTTTAGCTTGCTTGAGTTTGCGCGAAAAAATGGCAAAGAAACTCTAGTTCCCGTTGTGCCCGTAACCGGAAGTGGCAGAGCAGCCGAAGACGATGGACGCCCCATCTCTCTGGCTATTTCCGCATTGTTCACGACAGGAAACATACTGGAAAATTCTTACAAGGAAGAGTTTCTAGATTATGGCGCAAGTACTCAAGACTTAATTGCAAGTGTTGTTTACAGAGAAGAATACACAGAAACGGTTTTTCAGCGTAAAAGAACAGTTCAAGTTAAAAGAAAAAACACTAATGTAAACAAAGCAATTAAAGAAACGTTTGACGCAAGTAGTTTTATTACGAGCAGGCAGCAAGCAATTTTATTTGGCAAGATGCTTGTCAACCAGCGTAAATTTATCAGGCGTGGCGTTGAGTTTAAGACGTTCCCTTCAAATAATCCAGTTGAGCCTGGAGCCTTTATTTATGTAGACATTGGTCTTACTAACTGGGAAAGACGGTCTTCCGGCGTTATTGGTACGGACGGAATTTTAAATTCGCCATTGCAAGATAAAATTGAAGACGGAACTTATAGCTTTTTAATTTACGATCGAAACGATAGCAAGGTGCACGCTAGAGACTTAGTAGCAGTGTCAGGCGGAGTTGCCTCTCAGCTTAGTGAGAACGCACAAAACCTGTATGTGATGGGGATTGATCCGGGAAAGAAGCGTGTGTTCCGCATCACGGAAGTAGAAATGGATCAGGATGGAGAGGTGACGGTAAGGGCTGTCGAGTATCCGTGCGATGATGAGGACCGCGCTTATGTTGCAGACTTTAGGTCCACCGAGTTTGATGTGAGCTAGTATAAAAACAATGTTCCAAGCCTAGCGAAGTAATGGCCTTCTACACCGGACGCAGTGGCTCATTGGTCTTCGACAGCAAACCTGTCGCTAAGATTCGTGACTGGTCTGTAGAGACCACGCTTGAGTTGCTGAGCACCAACACTATTGACAGCGCAAGCAATACCTTTACTCCTGGAGTCAAGAGCGCAACAGGTAGCGCAACTTTGATGTACTACAGGCTTGATGGAGGGGAGAGTGCAAGCTTTACTGAGTTTACAAAGTTGCTATCAAAGATTCACAAGACTGGCTCTATCGAGACAAGTGACAGGGTGCTTATGGAGCTAAACGTTGGAACGGGGGACTTAGACGACATTAAATTTAACGCTTACATCACATCTGCAAGCATTTCAGTTTCGACTGGTGAGCTAAGTGTTGTTCCAATTAATTTTACGGTTGACGGCGACTTTATTCAAGTTATTAGTTCATGACGTTTTTTCTTGGCAGCCAAGGCAATATCCGGTTACGTCGTGGAACGCAAATTGTTTTAGGCAATTTAGCGGAGCAAGTTTCTAGCGACGACATCAGTACGACGCTTAGCCGCATTGGGACGTCAAGCGGGGTAGACAATCTTTTTACAGGAGACAAGGTTGATATTGGGACAAGTGACGCACGTAATCTTTTGTTCATTCCAGCCTCTAACTGGTCTTCTGGAGCAATAGAAGACACTTTTGGTGCTTTTGTAAATGTAAATGCTGCTGGTGGCTTGCGCTTATACCCGACATTTGCTGATGCTGTAAATAATAATCGGGTAAACGAAGTTGCCTTGCAATCGTTTACGGGAGATCCTATTGCGATAACAATTGCTGTTATAGACGTCGGCTCTAACATCCTTGGCGATGTCACGAACTACGAATTTAACGCCAGTCGTGAGCAAGTTGACACAACAACGCTTTCGGACAAGTTTAAGAATCAATACAATGCTGGCTTGATTAGTGGCAGCGGGCGTATTGAGTGCATTTTTAACAATGCGACTAATAGCGCAAAGGAGACGTCACTCTTGATGCTTCAGTTGATACAAAGGTTAGATTTAGGCTGTGCCTTTGACCTTTTCCTTCATTTAGTTGATAACGATTTAAGCCCAACAGAGCAGAGCATTTTTTACTCTCTCACTGCTGTTGTCACCAATTCTGGCGTTTCAGTTGACCTAGATGACGCAATTAGATGCACTTTGGATTTTGTGACGACCGGCGAGTTAAAGCTTGTGGTTGGCACGTTTGCCGAGTACCTGCTGAAAGAAGATGACGATCGAATCCGTCAAGAGCAGTCTCTCAATTTCCTGTTGACGGAAGTTACGGATTAAACTAAACGCACGTACCCCTGGCGTAAGGAGCTGAGCCTTGGCTGACCAACGAATTACGCAGCTTAACGAGCTGTCCAAGGCTGGGGTTGCAGCAGTAGACGTTCTGCCTATTGCGGACATTAGCGGTTCCGAGACCAAGAAGGTTACTGTAAAAAACCTTGTTGAAGCTGGTTTTGACCTGCTCGACGCCAACACCATTGACCTAAACAAGCTTGATCAAAGCAGTACGACAAAGCTAGGCACAGCTTCGATTGCCGACGACGCAATTACCTATGCCAAGGTTCAAAACGTTACGGCCACTGATCGTTTGCTGGGACGGAGCAGCGCAAACGCTGGAATTATTGAGGAAATTGTTTGTACCGCTGCAGGCCGAGCGTTACTAGATGACTTAAGTGCTGCAGCTCAACGAACAACGTTAGGTCTTGGCACGATTGCCACGCTTAATGCTGACGGATCAACCCTTACAAACCTGACCGTTACCAGTGGCACGATCACTGGCATTACAGACATCACCATTGCGGATGGTGGAACGGGAGCAAGTGAT